GTATATGTTTACAATAGATAATGCTAATAGTACGAATTTAGAAAGAAATGTAACTTATAGTGAAGTACCATCACAACATAAGTCATTTAATATATTAAAGTTAGAGAACGGCTATTTTGCCGCTCAACCTAACAACAGAGTTATCTTCTACGATAAGTCTTATACTCCAAGCGAATTGAAGTTTCCAGACTTCAAGGTGTCCACGAAAGAGTATAGTGTAGAGGGCGAACAAAAGTGGACAGCAGGTGATGACGATAAATTTTTTTATGAATTAAAGGAGAGCAAGGATTAAATGGCAAAAAGCGTATTCAGTAAAGAAAAAGGACTAGACTTCACAAAACAACCAATGTTTTTTGGTGAGGACTTACAAGTACAACAATATAGTGATATGAAATATCCTATATTTGATAAATTAAACCAACAACAACTAGGTTATTTTTGGAGACCAGAAGAAGTTTCTTTACAGAAAGATAGAAATGATTACCAAGAACTATCTGAACAACAAAAGTTTATATTTACAAGTAATTTAAAATATCAAACTATGTTAGATAGTGTTCAAGGTAGAGGTCCATGTTTGGCATTTTTACCATTTGTATCTAATCCAGAATTAGAAGGCTGTATTGTAACATGGGATTTTATGGAAACAATCCATAGTAGAAGTTATACATATATAATTAAAAATTTATATTCTAATCCTAATGAAGTTTTTGATACTATTATTGAAGATGAGAAAATTGCAAAAAGAAGTAAATCAGTTACACAAACTTATGATGAACTTATTGATTTAGGTTATAGATGGCATTTAGATAAAGATAAAATTGATTTGTATGAACTTAAAAAGAAAATGTACCTTGCAATGGTAACTGTAAACATACTTGAAGGATTAAGATTCTATGTATCATTTGCTTGTTCATTTGCGTTTGGTGAACTTAAACTACTAGAGGGTAGTGCTAAGATTATATCATTTATTGCAAGAGATGAAAGTCAACACCTTGCAATGTCGCAGACAGTTATTAATAATTGGCATGACCGTAATGATGATAAAGATATGATAAAAATTAGAAAAGAATGTGAAAAAGAAGTTTACAAAATGTATGATGACGCATTAGCAGAGGAAAAAAGGTGGGCAACACACTTATTCTCTAAAGGTAGTATGATAGGTTTATCAGAGAAACTATTACACCAATTTGTAGAGTACATGGCAAATCGAAGAATGAAAGGCATTGGTCTAAATCCAATGTACGAACAAAAAACAAACCCTTTACCATGGGTAGACCATTGGTTGAATTCAAAGGGCACACAAAACGCACCACAAGAAACTGAAATTGAATCTTATGTAATTGGTGGTATTAAACAAGATGTTACAAAAGACCAATTCAAGAAATTTAAACTATAATGAATAACAAAGTAACAAAAACCTGTTCTTCCTGTGAAACTAAATATAGTATTGCATGGGATATTGATGAGCAAGATTTAGAACCTCTTACTTGTCCGTTTTGTGGATTTGAGGTAGAAAATGAAGAAGATGAAATCGAATGGGTTAATAAAGAACAAGACGAAGAAGACGACAATTGGAATTGATTATAGTTTAACAAGTCCTGCTGTTTGTATTGATGGTAAAAAATATTACTATCTAACTAATAAAAAGAAATGGCTTGGTAGAATTAGTGAGGATATAATTGGTTATGAACATAAAGAGTGGACTGACCCTATACAGAGATTTACTTATATTTCAGATTTTGTGTTTGATTGTATCGGTTCGCTTGTTAATCCTCAAATTTTCATTGAAGGTTATTCTTTTGGTTCTAAAGGCCAAGGTCTTTTTCAAATCGCTGAAAATTGTGGCATACTCAAATACAGATTACTTGAAAAAGGTCACGCTTATAATACCGTTGTACCAAGTGTTGTTAAAAAAGGTGCTACAGGTAAAGGTAACGCAGATAAAGACATGATGTACGAGGCATTTGTGAAAGAAACTAAAATTGATTTAAAGAAACTATTTGATACTGTTAAAGTTGGTAATCCCATATCAGATATTGTAGATAGTTATTATATACAAAAGGTCGGTTATGAAAATTCAAGTAGTTACGACCCTAAATAAAAAATTATATAATAGTTACGCTAAAAGATTTTTTGAAACTTATAGCTGGCCTTTTGACTTAACAGTTTATAGTGAAGATATGTTAGATATACCAAACTATAATACGATAGTTAGAAGTATCTATGATGAAGTGCCAAGCTGTGAGGAGTTTGTTGAGAGAAACAAACATAGAATGGCCATAACAGAATTTAAGAAAAAAGGAAATGAATATTTAAAAGATGGTGTTCGTTTCTGTTATAAAGTATATTCATATACAGACCAATTAATTAATAATGAAGACTATGATGGTGTAATTGGTATTGATATTGATAGTATATTTTATAAACCTATTGACGCAGAATGGGTCAAGAAACATCTACATAGAGACGATTGTATGATGAGTTATCTAGGTAGAGGCAATACATATTCAGAATGTGGTTTTTTATATTGGAACTTAAAACACCCACAAACTAAATCATACGCACAAAGAATGAAAGATTTATATGATACAGACGGTATCTATAATCTAACACAACAACACGACAGTTTTGTTTGGGACTATGCAAGAATAGAGTTTGAAAACAGAGGTGTAAAAAATCATAATATTGGTGATGGTAAACCAGGTCATGTACAAGCTAGGTCAATATTAGGTGAAGTGTATGACCACACAAAAGGTATTAGAAAATTACAAGGTAGAAGTCCGGAGGCTAGAGTATGATAGATGTTTTTATTGGTTATGATGAGGGCGAAAAGATTTCTTATCATGTATTAGCAGAGAGTATTAGGAGAAATTCTAGTCAACCTGTATCAATTACACCATTATGTTTAAATAATTTACCAAAATTTACAAGAGATAAACAACTAAATCAATCAACAGATTTTGCATTTAGTAGATTTATGGTGCCATCTTTAAGAAAGTTTGATGGTTGGTCTATATTCATGGATTGCGATATGATGTTCAGAGGAGATATTGCTGAACTATGGAGTATGCGTAATATGAGATATAGTGTTATGTGTTGTAAACATGATTATGAACCTAAACAAGTTAAGTTTAGAGGTGCTAAGAATGAAAAGTTTGAAAAGAAAAATTGGTCTAGTATGATGTTAATGCAAAATCAAATGTGTCATAGATTAGAACCAGATTTTGTAAACAATGCTTCTGGTTTAGAATTACATCAATTTAAATGGCTTATAAATGATGACGCAATAGGTGAAATTCCATTAGATTGGAATTGGTTAGTAGGTGAATATGATTATAACCCTAACGCAAAAAATGTACATTGGACATTAGGTGGTCCTTACTTTAAAGATTATGCTAAAAGTGATTATGCTGACGAGTGGTTTGATATTTACTACGACACAATAAAAATAGATTTGTTATGAACATCATAGGTATACGAGGTGCGTTTAGCACAGAGGCAATGTTTATATTTCCTAAACATGAAGATTTCAAACTAATAGAATATCCTGATAGACATAATCATAAGGCAGATGTTTATATACAAACAAATGTATTAGGTGTTATGAAAAGAAAGAACGCAGAAAAATATCAATTTATATTAGACCAAAACAAGCCTAAAATAGTAGTAGAACAAGCAACCTTTAGAAAAAATTTAAACATAGAAAAACCAGATGATTATTATTTTAGAGTTGGTTTAAATCATTACACTTTTAATGATGGTATATTTAAAAATGAAAACTCACCAAATGATAGATGGAAACAAATACAAAGAGAACAAGGTATAGAAATAAAACCTTGGAAGAAAAAAGGCGATTACATATTAATACTTACACAAAATCCTATTGATACAAGTCTAAACGATTTAGTAAAAAAACCAGGTGATTATGAAAACTTTATAATGAAAACAATTGAAGATATATCAAAGCATACAGATGAAGATATAATGATTAGACCTCACCCACGATTTACATTTAGATTTAATAAAGACACACTAAAAGATATTAAAGTTAAAAATAAAGTAATGTTTAGTGAGAACTTAAATAACTTTAATGTGACCAATGGTGGTGAAGATATATACAAAGACTTTAAGAACGCCAGAGTTGCGATTTCATATTCAAGTAATAGTTTAATAGAAGCTGTGTGTGAGGGTGTGCCAAGTATCGCATTATCTAAAACATCACACACTTGGCCTGTAGCATTTAGAACATTAGAAATATTAAAACATAAAGAATTACCAGAGATAGATAGAACGCAATGGTTAAATAATTGTGCTTATACACAATGGAAGATGTCAGAAATTAATAGTGGTGATGTTCACAAAAGGTTATTAGTATGATTATAACACATAAATTACCGTGGGATAAATGTTTATCACATCAACTTATGCCTGCCATTGAAAAAGGCTGGAAAGACGAGGGTAAAGATGTACACTTCTTTTGGGGTTTAGCAGGTCAAAATATTAGACAAATAACAGAATGTCAAGAACAAGGTTTAGAATGGTGGTATGTAGATAAT